ATATGGGTTAATGAATATCTTGGTAAAAAGTCCTGTAATTACTGTGGTGAATCTGAAACTGCTCGTCTCCAATTTTATCCTCACGAGAGGAAAATACGCACTCTAACAAAAAGAAAAGGATTGAACGAGGAATCTAGAACAGAAGTCAAAGATTTAATCAATCAATCCAAAGTAGTTTGTGCAAACTGTTTC